GGAAGCTCCTATTTCTCCGTCCGGCCCACCTGAGTACAATAACAGATAATTTAACTTTCCGAATGATGATACAATCTGTCCGGCAGTGGGTACCTGCCGGACTTTTTCTACAATAGGAAGTTATTTTGTGTTGGTTTTCATGTGTTCGATCACTCTTTTCCAGGAATCAATACCGCAGGTTCCATTTGCCTTTACGCCTGTGTTTTTCTGGAAAACTTTCAGGGATGTTTCTGTATCGTCTCCGAAATTGCCATCCACAGTAACACCAAGTACAGACTGCAGCACAGAAACTGCAACGCCGGAATTCCCTTTCCGGATGATTGGAAGCTGGGTCTCAAACTTTCCCGTCAGAACTACTGCCTTTTTTGAAGTCTGTACCGGATACACTGCTTTTCCGTTCCAGTCATAGATGGTGTATCCCTGTTTCCACTCTTTCTTTGCATTCTCAAGGCTCTTGTATGCTCCGATCTGGCTCTTGCTGTCAGCCCAGGACTTTCTTGTGCGATAGTACTTATCTACCGTCGGTGTGGCGGTCTTAGCTCCGATCAGCTGCTTGAACCGGTTCCAGTCACCTTTTGCTCGAATTGCTGACGGGCAGTTCTTTGCACATACATCATAATGCTGCACAACTCTGTCTGCCGGGATTCCCAGCTGTTTCATAAGCTGTTTGCACACCTGGACTGTATTCTGGAAAGCTTTCTCATAGTTATAGCCTGCCTGGACGCACATCTCGATCCCTACTGAATTTCTGTTGTTGACAGTACCAAACAGCCGACCGCCGTAGTTAACCCCTACGTGCCATGCGCCACGGTTATATGGAAGCGCCTGATACGCCTCTGTGTCATCCACATATACATGTGCGGAATAGCCTTTAAAGTTGCCATCATGCTGAGCCTTAGCATGCGCTTTCGCATTTGCACCCTTGGCATAGTTATCTGTGTTGTGAATTACGATATATGCCGGTGTCTGGCCTGCATAGCTGTTATTGTTACTGATAAGACTTGTGTTGATATTCATGGTTGTACTCTCCTTTTCTGTTTTTGATGTCTTATTTGATGCCTTAATGGATAATATGCTATTCAGAATATTAATGATCTTCTGGCCGTAATTCCGGCCGGATGCCCACCCCTGACCTTTTGGATTCTCCTGAATGCCCAGATGCTCCACGTGCTCTGCACAGCCTCTGTTGACGTATGTATAGCGCGGATCCACGCAACGATTCTTTAGTCGGTCTGTGGATGCGTAGGCCTGCAGGTGCTGGATCTGTGCTCGGATGCCCTCTGCCGGGGTTTTGAAACTGTTGCCCTTCATGCCGATTTTAGTCACGCCCATTCCACAGAAGTTGTTCTGGCTGAGCGTCACCGCGGATCCGCTGAAAGTGAAGTTCCCAGTTTCCAAGCAAGACTGAGCAAAAGCAATGTCACCACGGACTCCTTCTGCCGCACCTTCTGCGATATACAGAGAAATCATCTTGATGACCGAATCGGACACCTTTGGGTTTACTTTTTTGATATAAGCCCGCATCTGTTCAATGCTGACCTGTGATTTTCCCATGATCTTCAGCATATTGTTTTCTCCTCTCAAAAAAGAGGACGATCACTCGCCCTCTGAATCCTTATATTTTGTTCTATCCCAGATTTCCTTAACTTTTTCCCAACCCCCGGTTGCAACTAAATAAACGATAAATGCCGCAATGACTGATGCTGCGATGTAGTACCAGGTAACTGCAGCTTTATAATATGTGCACATGACCATCAGTGCCAGTGGACACAGGATCATAGATGATACAAGCGCCACAATGCTGGTCTGGATGTTCTTCAGTCCCGGAAGGTCTTTGATTACCTGCACAATAGCTGATACGATGAAAGCCAGAATGCCGATCAGGGCAAGGGCGTAAGTTACATACTGTGTAATTGTATTAATATTCATGATCATTCTCCTTTTCTTTTGATATGTAATTCTTCAATTTCCTGTTTCATTTTTGTTACCATGCCGTTCCCGCCAAGTTCATGATAAGCCTCATACATCTCACAAAAGTTCTGATAAGCATAAGATGGGATATCTCCCATTTTCATGTACTTTGAATGGTATTCGATCATCTGAACACGAAGCAAGAGCATGGTTCCCTTACTATTTGCATCCCGGTCTTTTTTCTGGTTTTTTAGAAGCCAGACGATGTATCCTAAAACAATCGGAAGTGCAATAACGTATGTCTGTGTAAGCATTTCTTTCAATCATTCACACTTTCTCCGGTGTTGCGCCGGCGCAATTTTGCGTAAAACAAAAGAGCCTTACGGCTCTGCTCTGATCTTCATATATGTTTTCTCCTATTCTGTGAGGTGATTATCTTCGATATATTTCTTAATTTCGCTGATATGATTTTTCAGTTCTTTGTTAAGTACGAGGAAGTTTTTCTTGTTATTCTGGCTGATGATTGTTCCGTCCTCAGCTACTTCCGAATAGGTGAATGAGATTCTTTCACCTTCTCCTGTGTTTAATACTATAAAACTCGTTAATACCTTCATATTTCCTCTCTTTCTTCGATGAGCTTTTCTGTTTCTGCGATATACTCTTCGTCATATGCTATTTTTCTGAATCCTACTACTCTGTCCTCGCCTTCGTATCGGTTGTACTCATAACCTTTCTGTTTTGCCTTTAATTCCCAAAAAAATCTGAGACCAGGTGTACCAGTGACTATGAAGTAATCCGGGAAGCATTCTGATACGTACAGATCTCCCTCACCGCATTTCTGCAAAAAAACATAGTACTGCATTTCTGTGTTAATCATCTCTTTTAAGATGTCCTCAATGTCAATGTAGCACTTTCCATCCTCTGATATCTCTCCGGATCCAATGTCGCCGAAATGCGGCGTTGGGGTCTCATAGCAGTAAACGCCTTTTTCTCCGTAGTTTTCTGTTTGACGAACTGCCTGTTTAGTTCCAGCTGTCCGAAAACTATCTGCTACGTATAAATTCCCGTAAATGTTTGTATGTCCCATAGAGTGATGAGCTCCAGAGGAAAAACCCTCGCTGCTGTCATTTGTTTCTGCGTCTGATATCAGGTTTAATCTTTTTCCTCCACTGGCTCGCAGACCTCGTATATCAAATGTAATGTAGTCAGATGTTCCCGGTCCTTTTCGAAAAGTAAGGCGTTTATCCTTTGAAGAAAAAAATGTATCGTAATAGTTCTGTCCGATACCGCTTTCGGGGTTTGTAATGCTTTGATGCGATATCGTATCTGATGAGATCTTGAACCCGGCTATGCTTGCTTTCAAAGAGTACAGATCATCTACTTTAATTTTTTCAGCTGTTACACTGTCAGCTGCAAGTGCGGCCGTGGTTATAGACTTAGACTTACTTTGTAGCTCTTTGTCTGTGCTCCGTCAGTCGCTTTTACAGTCACAGTATTGGAACCCTCGGACCAGTTTGCTGCTGCTCCATTTGTCACTTTCACATCTCCCACCGTGATCTCAATTTCCGCTGTGGAACTTGCCGGTACTGCTGTGATTGTGTTGGACGCATTCTGTGTGGTTGCTGTGTATTCTGTGGTTTCTGCTGTAAATGTCGGAGACAGTTTCAGTGCACCAATTTTTAAGTCGGCCAGTGTTGCATCATCTGTCTTTGTTTTTTCTGTCTCGCTTACAACCTTAAAACGTAACGGCTGGAGATCCTTGATATCCAGAACCTGGAAAGCATTGTTATCCAGTGCGAAACCATGAGCATACTCCATCCACATATCCAACCTTTTTGCAGTTCTTCTGTTTCAGCTGGCTATAGATCGCCACGCCCTCTTTGACAGATCCTCCGTTTGAGTTGATATGCAGCTCAATGGTTGCTGTATCAGGAATTGCTGCAAGCTGCTCCTGGAAATACTTTGCAGATGTCTCCGATGAGCTTTTCCAGTTTCTTATTGAACAATTTGTCACTCTGAGCCATTGCCGAAATGTCCAGGATTCCTCTACTGCCTCTGCTTTTGAGATACGATTTTGCAGAATAATCAATCAGCTTGCTGTATGAGTCATCCCTTATGGTTTTCTCCGTGGTTAGACCAAGCTTGTCCAATATCATAAGCATTTGCTTATTTACGGCCACCAGATCTTTGACGGATTGATTTTGTTTTATGATGGTGGCCTTGCCGGATGCAGATTGTGCCTCATAGGATACTCCTCTCTTTTTTATGTCTGTTTTTAGCTTTTTCTTGATATCGTAGAGGGCCATATAGTCATCTATGAGGTCCAAAAAGCATGAAATATCAGCCTGTTTTTTCTCAAGCTGAGAAATTAAACTTTCTAATATATCCGATTTTTTTTGCGCCATATTCCCGCCCCCTATTTTTTATTTTTTATCATGTGCGAACTTTCTCGGCGTTGTCGAGGCCTCCCACCGGTCTCCGTAGTTGAAATTAAAACGCTAATTTTTTCGACCGGGGGTATACGCTTTTTTCTGTGCTTTCTGTCCACTTTCCAGAGCAAAATCCGGATTCGTTGTGTGATCGCACAGCCCGTCTATTGCATTTATATTATGCACACAGAACTCTTTGTCACATTGCGTATTCTTTTCCGGATCACAGTTGAATACCTTTATCTTTTGTCCTCCGCATTCGATGATCTGTTCCTGCTTCATGTTGTCCCTCTTTTATTTTCCCTATCTTCTGAGCGATTTTGTCCACAGTGTCATTGACTGCTGCTGCATCATCAATCAATCTGTCTAACTGGTCACGTTCCACGTCTACCTGCACCGTGATTCTGCTCGTTGGTCTCTCCTGTAGTATTGCGTATCCCACGGGCATCAATGGCCCTCCGGAACAATTCGCGCACACTTGACCGTCTTGATACTCTCTCGGTATCACATTCAGCATTCCACACGCCTGGCATTGTGTAACCATATAATCTGCTGCATCGCTTGTCCTTGCCATATCAATCCCACCTTTCCTCTGTCAGAGTTTCTTTCTTCTCTGGTTTCCTGTATCCATGCACTGCCTCATGGCAGTCGTGACACAGACTGACCAGGTTCCTTTTCCGTACACCATGCCACTCATACCATATCTCCAGTGCCATATCCGGATGTTTCCTCACGTAGTTCACGTGATGCACGGTCGTTGCCGGTGTGTATTTGTGATGTTCTCTGCATCTCTGACACTCACTGTGATCCATCTTCAATACCTGCTTCCGGATCTGTTTCCATCGTGTCCACGTGTAGAATCTATGTATGTCGTTCTCCACGCACCAGCGCGTAAATTCTTTTTCCTGTTCTGTCATTCTTCTTCAACAGCAAAGAGCACCCGGATCATTCCGAGTGCTCTTCGTTCATTTTGTCTGTAAATTCTTTCATCATTTTCATTAGTTGTCCTGCCTGGCTGACGTTTGCTTTCCTGCAGGCTTCGGCGTATTGTTCTGCTATATCCCGTTTCAGTTTATAGCTCTTTGATATCCATCCGGCTTTGTCCTGATATTTCTTTGACGCTACCGTCTGTGGCTTCGGATTACCTGTTGGCACTGTTATCCCTCCGTTTCCGGATGAGATAATACACCAATTTGGCTAAACCGATCGCTACAAAGAATATTCCCAGTTTCCACAGCATACTTTACACAGATGAGTTATTGTGTTATATTTTGTTTAAGAGAAGGGCTTTCGCCCCTCTCTGCTAATTTAATAGCTTATCGAGAATCAGTAGAATGATTCCGATGACCAAGTCCGTTATCGCTCCGAGTAGCCAGCTCTTTAAGTCGATATCGGACTTTTTCTTTTCCGGATGCTTCCGGTTCTTGTTACTCATCTGTTTCTCACCTCCTTATATTTATATTATACAATATGGTGCACCATATGTCAAGTAATATCATAAAAGCACCTAACATAATGTCAGATGCTTTACAGAGGTGTGCTATTGGCCAGATATGGGTATATCTGATCGGAATGGCAGGATTCGAACCTGCGACCTCACTTTTGTAGTGCGCTCTTCCACCTGAGCTACGTTCCGAAACCACTGTCTGTGGGTTGACAGTGGAATTTGCGAAAGGAGGATTTCATTTATTTTTCCTGAAATCCATTGTAATAATAACACAGATATTGTGTGTACTTCCATGTACTCTTTTCAGATTTTAAAATTTTGTAATGCTCGACCATGAATCTTATGTATCCATTTCCAGCTATAATTCATCTTCAAGGCTACTTCCTCCCATTTCAGTCCTGTTATATATCTCAATCTCAGCACTTCCTGTTCATCCTCATTTTCCATCTGTTTGATTTGCCTTTCAATCTTCTGATAACATCTGGCTTTTTCCAGGCGTTCTACCTTCAGGAGCTCGATCTGCTCATCCAGAATAGCTATGTAGTCTGACAGATCGGACTGGTTGCTGCCTTTTGGCATCCCGTCATTGGCCACGGCAGGGAACATCTTGTCTGCCCTCAGTCTCTGGATCTCGTCAAGGATATCTTTTTCTCTCTTCACTGCTCTTCGATAGGATTTCAGATATTCTTTTTTCTCTTCGTTTTCTTTCTGGATTTCTGTTTCCACTGGTATCCTCCCCTTTCGATGCTTTTAGCCGGGAGCATACACGTTCCCGGCTTTCTCTGCATTTCTTTTATTTATCCGCGATCACGGCATCGGCTCCCTGGACTGTAACCCAGCCATTTTTGTAATGTGCTTCTGCTTCCTTCATTTTGATCAATTCATCTGTAATGGATGCACTGAGTTCTTTATTAGCCTCTGCCTGTGCTTTTGCCTTGGTTTTTGTGTTTTCTGCTTCAGCTGCTGCTTTAACCTTAGCTTTCTTTGCGTCTGCCTCTGCCTTGGTCAGTTCGATCTGAGCGTCCGCTTCTGCCTGGAGCTTCTCTGTTTCCTTCTGGACTTTTACTTTTTCCTGCTCTGCCTGCGCCTGCTGTTTTTCCTGCAGGGCAGTAACACGATTATCAATGGCCTGTTTCAGCTTTTTATCCGGATGCACGTCCACGATGGAAGCATCCAGGACTTCAATGCCGTATTTTTTATGAAAATCTTTGTTAAGATATTCCGTGATAGCGTTATTCAGCTCAGATCTGTTTCCGGAATAGATGTCCATCATTGAATAATCGGTTGTAACCTCAGAAATCTTTGACTTCAAAACAGTTTTGACACGGTTTTCGATAATATCTTCCCCGTCCATTCCCTTGAAACGTTTGTATGTATCAATCACTGTATCTGGATCGTATCGGTAACTCATCTGGAAAGATACTGTAATGCTGGCATCGTCTGATGTGGCTACTTTGAAAGAATCATCCTCTTTACTGCCATCCCTTTTGTCCTTTGTGAGAACGAGGATCTCATTGCTGGTACTGAATTCTTTTACTTTGTTCATCGGTGCGATAAAATGCATTCCCGTGGTGAGTACTGTGTCCTGTACTCCATCTTTATAGTTGTAGACGATACCAACTTTACCTGTGCCGATAAAATCCATTCTTGATACAGTGTATCCTCCGCCAAGAACTGCTACTGCTGCCACGATTCCGATAATAATCTTACTTTTCATTTTTGTTCTCCTTTTCTTTGATAGCTTCTTTTACTTTGTTATATGTTTCATCTTCAATCTCGAATTTCTTCTGCTGCCGCCTGATCGACAGGATCACTCTGCTTCCAATCCAGGCCAGCACCAGGGCTGCGATTCCGAACACCATACCGGAACCAAGAAATATTACCCACATTGTTCTCACCTCCTCTGTGGCCATTCTTTTCCCGTTTTCTTATCTCTCAGGCCCATGATTTCCAGTCCATGGAGCCCCGCCACAGCATTTAAGGCGCAGCTGACATTATAGATGTATGTCGGCATCCGGCCTGCTGCCTGGACTGCCTTACCAGCTGTCGGATCTGGATAACCTTCATTGTTCTTGTAGCTCATTTCACACCTTCTTTCATTTCCGCAAGTCTTTCTTCTGCATCCTCTCGGCTAGAAAATATGATTTGCTTGACTTTACCAGCCTTTATGTAGTGAATCGTGTTTCCTGTCAAATACGGATAGTGTATCTCCTGCCAGTCTTCTGGAGGAAGATTTGATGTACCTGGGCAGTGCTGGTACAGGATGCAGTTACTGCAGGTTCCATCTTCACTGGCCGGCTGGCTTCTACAGAACTGGATCAGTGTGTTGTATGCTGCCAGTGTCAGCTCTGGAGTAATGTCCAACTTCTTTTCATGTTTCTTCATTCTGGGTTTCTCTGCCTTCCGATACCGGTCACAGTGGTCTCCGTCTTCTACAAGGATTCCTTTACGATCACAAAGACCATCGTCGTTATCGATACAGTTTTTGCATGTCTTCATACCTTTCCTCCTTACGATATCCTGATTGCTCTGTTTACCCGGCGCTGGCCTTTTGGCCTGGGTGTGAAAATCTCTTTTTCTTTACATTCCATCGGACTGCAGCCCCTTGGGTGACCTGTGATCAAAAGATATTCGCAGAACCTGGAACCAGTCGTGTTTGTGTCTCCGCCTCTGGAAAAATACAGGCATTTCTCGCAATGTTTCTTTTTGTTATGATTAATCTCTCTTTCTGTCAGTTCTGACCATTTCTTCATCATTCTCTCCTGACGGACCTAAAAAGTTTCGTCCGAACACTTCCATAAATTTTGCGTGATCATATCTCTTTTCAAATTCTCTCTGTGCCATGCGCTGCATCTCATGCCGGATCCGGGCGTTGTTGTGTACAGCCTCCGGGCCGTAGATGTGATGATCATTGCACAGGTATACTTTCAGACCATATTCCTCGGAGTTCTTCCGGTTTGGTCCTCCGAACACATGATGCTCATCAAGGATCCTGTGTTCATTCCAGTTATCGTGAAGCGCAACACAGAGATAGCAGGTCCGGCTGCTCTTGTCATGCAGGATGCTGGCTGGATGGCGCATTCTCTTTTTCTTACTTTTTTGTTTTGGAAATAACATTTCTGCCCCTTCCCGGGGAGGTCAGGGCCTCCCCTTATGTAGTTGTGATATATTTGGATTTTCAAAAACACCCTTTACTCAATCCATGGACGTCCTTTTTTGTCCACTTTTCCACGCAGCCATTCTTCCCAGAAGCTGATCTCTCGTAACCTGGAGAATGGTATGCTTCCAAAGGTCCGCATTGCTGCTGCCACGTAATCCGCCCAGCCGTATAATGTGAGCGTTTCAAGATATTCTTTCCGGGTTATTGCTTTTTCCGGAATAGCTTCCGGAATAGTTTCATTGTTTTCCGGTACTGGGTCGGACTTCTGTTCTTCTTTATGGATCCCCGGTACAGAATCTTCTGGTTTCTTCGGGATATCTGGTTCTTGCACCGGTTCCGGCATATATTCCGGATGCTGATCGATACTGTCCTGTCCAGGAATCTGTTCTTCCTGTTGCGCCGGCGCAATCTCTGGTTTTTCCATCACCTTCTCCGCCGAAATATCCCCATGTACATTCCCGATGTTTTTACCGCTATGCTCTGGCATTTTCGGTTCCACAGGTTCTTCCTGCTTCTGGGCTGTTGTTCCCTCGTCCGGCAGTACCCCGAAGCATTTCTCCCAGGTATGGGCCCCTGCATCGTACTCATCGAACAGGCTATGCACAACATCGAGGAAATATCGATATGTGATATCCACCGGCGTCTCTCCGAACACCTTGACCATGATCCCTTTTGTTTCCTCGTAAAACATCAGATACACAGTGCCTTTCCGGTAACTCCTGCTGCCGGACGGGCTGATCATCTCTGCCAGGTCTTTTGGTTCCATAATTGAGCTGTACACTGCGTTGAGGATATCTTTATTCTCCCTGCAAAACTCCTGTATCGTTGCTTTCAGCTTTTCTTCCGGGCTTTTTGCATCCTTCCAGTCAAGCAGCCGGGCCGGATCTGCTTCATTTTCTTTTTCAAACCTCTGGAATTCTCTGATATCCTCCCTTTTCACTTCCGGCGTGAACATCTGCCGGTCTGCTTCCTGGACCTGCAGGAGTTCGGTCAGCTGCGAGAACTTAAATTCCCGGTACTGTTCTTTCAATTCCGGTGTATCCCCATCTGTAGAATATGTTTCATATACGTTCATAAAACGGCTTACACCGGTCCTGGTCATTCCATATTCTGCGGCCGCAAATTCGGCTATGCTGCTGTATCCGTCATTTTTATAAGCACCTGACCGGTCGATCCTCGTCAGCTGCCATCCGATCCGGACAAAACTCTTTACGATACCCCCAAGATTATTTTTGATGTCATTTTTACTCTGGATGTATTCATCCATGCTCAGCTGTACATATTCCATGCTTTCCTCCTTATGCGGTCACTGACTTTATCTGATCTTTTTCCTTTAATGCTTTTATGTATCTTCTCAGATGCCTTTCTATCCTGATTTCATCTGGCTTTGTATCCCGGATCCCATACCACTGTAGGATCTTTGTCCCGCAGATCTCTATTGTGATATACGGTGTTTCCGGCGCTAACTTTGAACGCAGGAAAAGGATCGTGCTCCGGCCGGTGTTATGCTTATTCAGATAGCTGTCCCCGCCGACGCAATGATGGAGGATCCTTCCTTCTGCAACGATCTCTTCTGCTGATCTTGCCGGCCGTATCAGATAATCCTCGTCTTCGTAAATATATTGATTCCTCAGACCCCTGTAGTTCTTTCGGATGTCCGGATATTTTTCGCTAACTGCCTGTTCTCTCTTGCGGATCTCTTCCGCATTTGTCTCAATGACCATCTGGTCATGGGCAAGCCTCAGGTCTCTCGGAAAAAGGAAAATCTGGTTATGCAGGTCATACCCCCTCTGTATCCGCATATGCAGATAATCCACATAAGTGCGGGTTACGCCGCTTACAGCACCTGCTGCCCTTCCACACATGGGTTCCTGCATAGTATCCGGGATCCCGCATCCGGAATACTGCTCTATCCTGTGCATGAACTTTGCTACTGTGGTATATTTCAATATTTCTTCCAGATCGTTCTGCCGTACCTGGCTTTCCGCAAGGAATATGCTTTCCTGTACTGTCACGTGGAGTCCCATCCGTTTCTCCATCTGCCACACTTTCAGATAGTCAGGGTTTCCCTGCAAGGTCTTCAGGTCCCTGAGCCTTCTTTTATAGATTCCAAGAAAACATTCCGGCTTTATGGCATCCTTGTCTGCTATGATCCCGCAGTAGCCCTCTACTATGGATTCCGCTATATGATGTAATCCCATTTTCACAAACATCTCTATCTGCGGCCATTGGATATATCTTTCGAGGTATTCTTTCAAGTTGTACATGGTCTTATGTTTTCCATACATCTCTGCTGCCGAATATCTCAGGAATGTGGTCCGGAGTTCTTTGTAGCTTTCCGGATATATCTTTGCTGCTTTGATCGAAATGTTGTTCATTCCGCACAAATTGCAGTCATCCCAGAATTCTCCGGAGTAAGAACTAAATTTATGATAATCTGTCTGTGGCCTTTTTCCTTTTTCCAGGTAAGTCCTTGCGATCTCAGTTATGATCATCTTTTCGCCTGCGCCTATCATGATCTCTTTTTCATCCAGGAAAGTATCCAGTCTGTATATTTTTTCTATCTCCACGTATCTGATCACTGCTCCGTCGTCCTTATATCTCTGTGCAATAAAGCAGTTCATCCCATGCCCCCATACTCCTTTGGCCTTTCCCTGGGCTTTATACACCCCTGCAGCACCACAATGAGGGCACGTTCCCACCGAATCATGTTGCGGGACCGGGATTATCTTTTCAAACTGTCCCTCGTAGGTGTCTTTTCTTCTGACCGCTGCCTCCGTCACCTGTCCGCATGCAGAGCAGGTTATATCCGCATATCTTCCATGACGCTTGTAGTACAGGAAGTGTTCTGTTCCGATACCTGTTTTTTTCGCCCAGTCTTCCAGTCCTTTCGGAAGCGGCGGGGTGTTCTGTTCCCGTTCTTTAAGCCTGTCCGCACGTTTGTCTTCCCTTTTCTGGACTCTTTGCGCTTTGATGTTATAGATCAGGCTCTGCAGGGCACCTACCCAGGTGGTGTATTTCCGTTCCCACGTATCTCCAGTAAACTTCCACACCATATCTCCCTGGGACCTAGCCATATAACACTTGTTGTCTCTTTTTTTGCAGTTACTGCCGATCTTTTCCCTTTCTTCATCCAGATCTGCTGCCGACCAGACCCCTGCATCCGGATAATACAAGCCCCAGTCCTTCTGGGTAAACACCATCCGGATCCACGGGGTCTGCAGCTCCCGTTTTTTGTTTTCGTAAACTTCAACAAACAGATGGCTCTCTCCACGGATATCCTGCAAAAATACAACTGCTGTGTTACGATACTGTTTGTCTGCCCTGACGCCACCCCGGAAAGGGATCTTTTCTATCTCCTTTTTCTTCATTTCCTGCTGCCTCCCAGATAGTAATCACGGATCAGTTTTTTTGCGGTACCCATGTCCGGATCTCCGAAGGTCACTTTTCCGGCGTTGACTCCTGCAGCCTTTATGATCTCCTTGTCCACAGGTACCTGGTTCTTAAAGGCATGCTTCAAGATCTCTGCGATGCACTGCTTCAGGCTCTTTCCTTTCTTGCGGACCTGGTGTGCGACCATCTCATCCTCCATGCAGAGCCCACGGATATACTCCACCCAGTCATTCATCAGACCGGCCAGTTTCAGGGATCCGCATTCCACATCCAATTTCCCCATGGCGGCCGTCACAGCATCGCAAAGATACGGGATATCGCCGGACTGATACATCTCAACATAGTCTTCCGGGATGCCGTTCTCCTGCGCCATCACTTTCAGGTTCTGGATATCTCCTTCATTCAGCAGGTTCTCTGCAAGCTCGTTGATCTCCCTGCAGCTGCTCATCTCTCCAAATCTTTCGAACATTTACATCTTCTCCTTTCGTTTTTTCATAGCTTCCTGAAGCCAGTTTGAGTAACTATGCTTCCCGGCTTTTGCTGTTAATGTTAAGCGATGCTCTTCTATCAGCTCCCAGATCCTTTTCCAGAGTTCTGCGTTCCCAATCCTGGTGCCTCTGGCATCTTCCCAATTGGCTGCTGCCATTTCCGGAAGTTTCCGGATACGGGAGACCACATAAACATCTTCTGTATGGACGCAGACATTGCTTGTCTTTCTGATCCGCGATAATGCTGCCACCAGATTTTGAAGGGTTGCACTATGGTATGTTCCAGAAATACATTGGAACCCTTCTGCTGTTTTAATTGCGCCGGCGCAAATCGTTTCCAGGATATATGCACATTTTCTCTCTGTATTCTTCTGGGCCTTGCTGTCTGCCTCCAGATATATGTCTACTTTCCACATGTCAATCCCTTCTATTCCCTGTTCTGACCAGTATGTAATGCCGGTATGCGTAGCCTGTCACCTTGTTTTTCCCATGTTTTACTGAACCAGGAACAATCGCCCATCCCTTTGGTGGTTTCGGATCTCTCGGTATCCCCTGCCTGTCCACCAGGCTCCGTTTCTTTATCTCTTCTTTCTCCGGATCCTTGCGGATCAGGTTTCTGGATGGGTGGTACCGTTTCAGGTCCTCTGGCTCATGTTCTTTTAACGGCTTGGTTATGTATTCTGCCAGTTCTCCGGAATCTACGTCATATACTCTCTTCGTCTGTGCATGGCCATGGTTCCATAACATTTCCACTAGAAGCCCTGTATCTGTCTCATTGTTTGATTTCCGGTTGACCAGGATATGTACGTGGGGTCCGCCCTGCTTTCCAATCTCCAAGCGGTATATGTACTTCAACTCCCATCCATATTTTTTATACTTGTCCCGGAGCTTTCGAATGAATTTTGACATATCTTTCTGCATCTGTTTCCAGGGCGGCCGTGAGCCTTTCTTGTACGTCAGCGTGAACCAGTAATCTCCTATTCCGAAATTCCATTTAATCAGACGGCGGACATCCCGTTCCCTTTTCCGTTGGTTCTGTTTAGCGATCTCTTCCGGAGTGGCTTTTCTCCTCTTCTGTCTTTTCTGTCCCCTGGCTCCATATCTGCCCGTATGCTTTTCTTCAACTTCCCTGGTGTTCCCACAGTCCCAGATCCATCTTATATATCCACACCTCATAAGCAATCCTTGTCCTATCTCTAATACGTTTAATCAAGCCTGTAAGGGGATTCATACCCCAAAAATAAATACGGGCTTTTCACCCGTGCCGCTTGACTGTTCTCCTCCCAGATGCTATGATGATGTTGAACGTTTACATCTGGGATTTTTCCCTTTGCCAGCACACTGCTATGTGCTGGCATTTTTTATCTTCGTTTCTTATACCCCGTCCCGACCACGGCCACAAACGCCACCTGCCAGAACAATCCTACCATCAGGAGCATCTCTGCCGGGCTTCTCCACTGCCAGAACGGCAGATTTGCCACCGGGAGGGCTATACACAGGGATATGATCGCATCTCGTTTCATTTCTTGCCTCTTTTCTTATGTTCTTCATCCACCAGAGGGCTGAGCTCTGCAAGTTCCTTCTCGATCTGGTTCAATTCCAGGCCGTATTCCGGTTTCCAGTCCACTCCACTGTGGTTCAGGATCTGTGTCCGTCTGTTTACCAGCTCTATGTATCTGCTTACCTGCTGTGCTGTCATGTGTTCCTCCTTTATGCTGTCTTTTCGTAGTTCATTCCTTCCAGGGCTTCTTTTACACGCCGGAGGATCAACTCCGACGCTTCTTCTTTTGTGAGCTCTCTTTTTTCTCCGTTTACCTGGATTCTTGTGATAAATTCAATATCTTTCATGTTTATCACCTCTGTTATATCTTATGAATGTATTGATTTTTGTGTTTATAAAATTTTCACTACTTTGTCGAACGCTTTTTCTTGCAGTTTCGACGGTGCGCTCCTATTCTGTATATACAGGACACTGCCATGCCTGAGTAAAATGAAAGGAGCGATTTCTATGGAAAAAATCACAACCAATGATCTTCGCGAACATCTTGACCATTATTCCGCAGAGTTTCAAAAAATGATCAATAATCCTTCTATTCCACCTGAATATCAGAGTCTTTTTGACACTCTTTCCAGGAATTGTCACTATATGTTCTCTGAAATTATTGATTATCTAAATCAGGCCGAATAGCATCTGATTCTTTTTCTGTACCGCCTACCTCAAATTCAATTTTTGTTGGCATGTGGTACAGAATCTTTCCAGCTTCATCAATCAGCTTTTTTGCTTTTTCCAGATCCTGTAGCACTTCTGTTTTTCCTCTTATATTAATCAGCATTTTCAACTCGCCTCCTTCTGATCTGACAAAAGATATTCCATGGTTACTCCTAAGTAGTCAGAAACTTTCTTGAGTTTCCCTATTCCAGGCTGATGTGTATCCCATTTATAAATAGTACTTCTCGCAAATCCTAAATCGGCTTCCAGCTTTGTTACCGAAATACCTTTTTGTTTACAGGTTTTCTTTATATTTGTATAAATTGGCATTTTGCACCTCCTTTGTTTTTTTCGCAAAATATTGCGTTTTTCATTGACAAATTGCGCAAAATATTCTATATTAAAAGCGTGACCAATATAATATAGAACGCTATTTTTTATCTTTGACTTTCGCAATATCTTGCGCAACTTGTAATTTTATTATACACAAGATATGGCGTATGTCAATAGTAAATTGCGCAAAATTTGGAGGAACTTACTATGGGACTTTACGAAAACGTAAAGGAAGCCGCCAAAGCAAAGGGATATTCTATAAACAGACTGGAAAAAGAACTTGGATTTGCAAGAAGTTATATAAGTAAATTCAAAAATATAACTCCCAGTGCTGACAAAATTCAAAAGATTGCAGACTTCCTTGACGTAACATCTGAATTTCTACTGAACGGAAAAGAAAGCAGTTCTGAATCCGTTCTTACTTCAAAAGACAACCGTGACATCGCCAAAGACCTGGACAACATCATGGAGAAACTCACTGCCGGTGAAGATGGCCCTGCCAGTTACAACGGTGAAGAGCTCAGCCCAGATGCCGCAGAGCTGTTCCGGGATGAGTTAGAGATTGCCCTGAAGCGATTGAAGATCATCAACAAAGAAAAATACACGCCAAAGAAATATAAGAAGTAGGTGAGATGCTTGAATCGTGACATCAAGAAGATCGTTTCGTACTATAAAAGAAAAACAGGAACATCAGACCCTTTCGCCATTGCCGATCAGCTTGGTATTCTCTACCAGATCTGTAACCTGCAATTCGAAGGATGCTACATGTTCCTGAAAAATCACCGCTACATATTCATTAATAGAAATCTTCCGGAACACGAACAACGTCTGGTCATGGCTCATGAGCTTGGTCATGCTCTCCTGCACCGGAAAGAGAACTGTTACTTTATTAGAAATAAAACGCTTTTATTAAATTCAAAGAAGGAAATCGAAGCGAATAAGTTTGCTATGGAGCTACTGTTGCCGGATTCATTCTTAGATGAATACAGAGACTTTACTATTGATCAAATTTCCAGAATGACTGGATATGAACAAAAATTAATCCAACTTCGCATTGAAAATTAGTATTTATTGGAGAATATTATGGAAAAGAACGTATTAGATAAGATTGTTGATAGTAAGAAACTTCCTGTTTTGTTTATAGGGTCTGGAATATCCAAAAGATATTTATTTAATTATCCTACTTGGGACGAACTGCTTGAATTATCATTTAAAAAATATAATTCAGATATTTTCCAGTTGCAAAAACATAAAGATGCCCTATTTCGCCAAAATTTATCCGACTTTGAAATAAATGCTAAACTAGCATCTATCATAGAAAATGAATTTAATGCCGCGTTTTTTGACCGAAAAATAAAATTAAATATCGGTAACGCCAAAAACCCCGAATGGGTAAAAAGAGGGATTTCACCTTATAAGATGTTTCTTTCTTCATATTTTAAAAAGATGCATTTACGCAGAGGTCATTTAATAGAACAAGAGCTTGAACGCTTTAAGCAACTAAAGAACAAAATTTCAGCAATCATTACAACAAATTACGATTTATTTCTTGAAACATTTATTTTTCCCGATGACTATACAGTATTTACAAACCAAACTCAGCTTTTCAATTCGGATAGTTACAATATCGCTGAAATATATAAAATACATGGTTCTGCAACTGATGCTAATTCTATTATCATTACTGAACAAGATTATAGAACTTTTAATGATTCTCGCAAACTTATTATTGCCAAAATGTTAACATTATTCGCTGAATCTCCAATTGTATTCTTAGGATATTCTTAGGTGCCTATATAGAAAAACATAATTCTATTGACTTAATTATTACTAAAAAAATTCAAAAATCATTAAAGAACGTTCCAACCATTAATAATTTTAATGATCTTTTAGCTGAAATAGATAATGTAACAGGTCTTAATAAAAAAGCCGGACTATTATTAAAAAATATTACTTCTTTTAATATTTCAAAGATACGAGAAATATGTAAACGCTTATATTCCTCTGATAAAGAAGAAATTAAAACCTCTACTCATTTCAAAAGATGTGTTATGTATATTGATTTAATGGAAAATTATTTCTAAGCAACAGAAAAAGTCAGTAAACCTTTTCTGGTAAACACCAAAAACATTACTGACTTTTTCTAAATAATTATTCAGAACACTTGAGGTTCTGTGTTCTACTTAATCAACTGTCAACAAAAGGATAAATCCTTTTTTTCTCTTGACAATCTGAATAATACTCTTTTTATATCGATTTGTCAAGAAATTTCCGTCGACAAAAACCGGCTCCTGCGCCAACAGGAACCGGCATGTAGCTTCCGAAGATGCTACTCATTTCGCAAAAATATTGTATCATCTTCGGAGCGGCTGCACAATCAGAACGTTTGTGTGGTCGTTATTTTTGTACCCATTTTTACATAATTTTAACCGAGGTGATAAAATGCAAAAAAGAATGGCTGCTTTATATGTCCGTGTTTCCACGGAGGATCAGGCAGAATTGTCTCCGGATGCTCAAAAAAGATTGTTGCTGGAATACGCAAAGAAGAACGATCTCATAACCTGTGAAGAATTTATTTTCTGTGAGAGTGTTTCCGGCCGTCACGCCCAAAAACGTCCAGAGTTTCAGAAAATGATTGCAATGGCAAAACAATCCTCTCATCCCTTTGATGTGATACTGGTATGGAAATTCTCTAGGTTTGCTAGAAACCAGGAAGAATCCATCGTATATAAAAGTATGCTCAAGAAAGATGATGTGGAAGTTATCAGTATCTCTGAGCCGCTCGTAGACGGTCCGTTTGGTTCTCTTATCGAACGTATTATCGAATGGATGGATGAATATTATTCCATACGGCTCTCCGGTGAGGTAAAGCGTGGCATGAAAGAGAAAGCTTTGCGCCATGGTTATCAGAGTACCCCTCCCCTTGGTTATAAGGCGGTCGGCGGCGGAAAGCCATTCGTGATTGACGAAGCCAGCTACGCTATTGTGTCCTATGCTATGAATTTATACGATTGCGAAAACATGGATGAAACCGCTATAGCAAGGAAGTGCAATGATCTAGGATATCGCACTAAGCGTGGAAACCTCTTTGAACGAAGAAGTATTGACCGTATTTTACGAAATCCTTTTTACTGTGGGACAGTCACATGGAATGGAATGGAGTTTGAAGGTTCTCATGAGGTCAGAATCTCGAAAGAACGTTTTCAAGAGCGTCAAAAGCTGATCCAGGCCAGGATGCGCCCAGCTAAGTCCCGTAGCGTATCCACATGTAGACACTGGTTGTCTGGGCTTTTAAAATGTTCAATCTGTGGTGCCACTCTTGCCTATACCGGTGGCGGCAAAGATGGCTATCATTATTTCAACTGCTGGCAATATGCAAAGGGCTATCACAGAGGCACTTCTTCTATTCCGGTAAAAAAGGCTGAAGAAGCTGTTATTGAATATTTTGACAAGATTCTTGAAGGTGCTGACTTTTCTTATGTCCGGAAAAGTAATTGTTCTGTCAATAATGAAGTTACAGTTGATCAGATTCACAAAGAGTTATCCCGGATAGATATGAAAAGCAAACGAATCCATGATGCTTATGAAAGTGGAATTGACTCTCTTCAGGAATACAAAGAAAATAAAGAACGTCTGAATGATGATCGATCAAAGTTAGAGTTTGAACTTCACAACCTACTGCACAAGAAAAAAGAAAAGTTTACAGATAAATCAGAGGTGTTGAAAGAGATCAAATCTGTGAATGACGTACTCAAGGATCCGGATGTTGGATATGAAGAAAAAGGCATGCTTATCCGGACTATTGTTGATCAAATCGTCTGGGATAAAGAAAATAACAAGATGTATTTTGATATTATTGTACATTGA